GGTGACTCCTCCTTTTGCGGAAACATATTTGATCCGGATGACTTAATTATAGTGACAGATCCAAGAAAGATTTTATTAACATTAGGCTGGTGTCCTAAAAGACATTTGGGTGCTTCGGAGACCTTCATGTTAGGCTTACTCAAAAGTAAAGTTATGAGTATGGCCTGTCAATATGGGAGAAATCCTATTATTTGGGCGCTTGCTAAAAATTTGCTTAGCAAATTAACAAACATCAAAATTCGTCAGAGTGTAATTGACTCGATGGATGCTTATAAACGCGATGAATTCAAGTTGATATTGGAGAAAAACTCGTTTGATGTCGGCCCCCCGGGCATGGCAACACGACTTCTAGTTGAAAGGTTGTATGGAATAAGTATCTCGCTTCAGTTGGAGTGTGAAAAGGAGCTTCTTGATTGTAAATTAGGACCCTGGACACCCCCACTCAACTTGTTTTCAGAAAAGCATGCCTTTAATTGGAAATACACTCAAGACACAAAATGGACCTTTTATGAGGACATTGTACCACAAGCTTGGATGGCGCAGATCCTCGAGAAAGCAGAAGTCAAGAGTGTGAAACAATTATATTTTGTAGGTGGCGACGTTAAAATTCGTGAATTGTCGGCGTATCTCGTAGGGATATCTGATAGATGTTATACTTTATGACAATTAACGAAGCCGCCTACGGCTTTTCATCCCATTAACTCAATGAACCGAGTTAAAAGAGGAGAACGAATTTTGGAGAGCTATGTGAGGGCTGGAAGTCTCACAGAATGTGGTGCAGAATTTTTAATTTGCGCCACCGACCCCTTTCATGACCGGCCGGTCATGAACAATCTCGGATGGCCCGATCTCAAATCAGAACCTTCAGTGGTGCGATGTGTGAAACAGTCTATGACTGTGACCAAACACCCGCTGCTAGTTGGAGATTCGTGGTCATGTAGGATTGTGCAATGGCCTTGGATGAACCCGATAGAATTTGTAGAAGTTGGCCGTACAGGCAACACAGTACAAAATTTGAGCCTCACCTTAACAGGTATCTTACATGGAGGCTTAGAGGTGACACAATCTAGTACAGGATCTATAGACTTAACCGCTCCTAATGTGTTAAGTGAAAGATTGACACTGGATAGCACTTTTCTGTCAGGTGATTCTAGGGTTATAGGCTTGGGTTTCGAGGTGACGAACGACACCGCGATTCTCAATAAACAAGGTCACGTCATCTGTTGGCGATTGCCTCAGTCTGGTCTGCAAGATCAAGAACTTTGGCAATTAGATCAGGATGACCCAGGAGACTATTTGGCTACAACTGCTTCTACTATAAGATGTGTTGCTCCCCCGAGAAACAACGCTGAGGCAAGTCTGATTCCTGGCTCTGTGGCCTGGCGAGCTGAAGATGGATGCTATTCCGTCACCACGTTTGCCAACAACAACAACTGTTCTGGTAATGTGAGTTATGT